CCCATTAGATGGTAGAATCCACAGATACTTTCCTGAATTCTATATTAAAGTTCGTGAGAGCAATGGAAGTATTCAAAGATATATTATAGAAGTAAAACCAAAGAAGCAGTGTATTGAACCAAAGGTACAAAAGCAACGAACTAAGACTTATATCCGTGAAGTTGCCGAGTATGCCAAGAACCAAGCGAAGTGGAAAGCTGCTACTGAATATTGTAAAGATAGATTATTTCAATTTAAAATTTTAACGGAAGACAATCTAGGTGTATGAGTAGGTTACAACCAATTGTAGATGAACTTATCGGTTTGGAACAACCAGAAGATATTTTCACTAAGCTTATGGAAGTTCTAGATAATCTAGAAATTATTCCAGAAGGAGGAAAATTCTATACTTTTATATACAAAGCAAAGACACCAAACATAAGATACGATGAGTTTCCACTAATTGCTTGCACTAGCATAGATAAATGGGGATTCACTGGATTTAACTTTCATTGGAATCTAACAAGAAACTACACTTGGGAAGAATGCCAAAGTCAGTTATATGTTATTGAGGCTAATGAACTTGAAGATGCCAGGTCTTTATCATATGCAAAATTCAAAATGTCCTCATAAATAGGAAATAAAAAGGATGGCTAAACCTCCCAAGTTACTAAGATATCCTCTCGATATTGTCAATGCTACAACAGATTATATGTATGTTGAAGTATTGAAGTATAAATCTGGCGGTCTTCCAGACTTAAAGAATCAGGGCGGTGTCACCTCTGCTCTCTCTGAAAAAGATGTTACAGTAATACAAAGTATAATTTTGCCTATGCCTAATTCTATTGCATCTGTCAATAGAACTGGATGGGGTGAATCTAATATATCTGCACTTGCTGGTGCCGGACTTAAAGCAGCAGGTTTTGCTTTAGATAAACTGACCGGAACATCTGACGCAAAGGCAACAGCAGAGGGTTCGGTCACAGATTTTATAGCAGAACAAGGAAAGACATTGGCTAGTCCAAGTTCAGGTGCTAGAGCATTTATAAGAGCTAGATCTCAAATAGGTTTCGTTAATGCAGTAGCAGGAAGTGCTATCAGCGTCAACGATGTTTTGGGAAGACAAACCGGTCAGATTGTTAATCAGAATGTTGAACTATTATTTAATAGTGTAAGTATCAGACCATTTGGATTTAATTGGGACTTGACTCCTAGAAATCAAAAAGAATCTGATAGTGTTCTGCAAATCATAAAGTCTCTTAAAAGAGCATCTGCTCCAAAGAACTCAAGAGGCCAGAATGGATTCTTGGAAGCGCCAGATGTTTTTAGAATTTCATATAGACGAGGAACTAGTGATCAAAGATTTCTAAATAAATTTAAGATATGTGCCCTAACAAGTGTTGGAGTAGATTATACTGGATCAGGAATATATGCGACTTATCATGATGGAACTCCCGTTCATTATAGGTTGAATTTATCATTCACCGAACTCGAACCAATATATTCTGACGATTACACCGACAAACTCGAAGCAGGATTCTAATGGCTAGTAACTCATACTTCAGTCTTTTACCCAACTTCCAGTATATTAATCCAACTCAGGTTGGTGGAAAAAAGAAGCAATATGTAGAAGCAAAAAATCTCTTTCTTAGATTAAAACTAAGAGATGCGGTATCTCCATTTGCAACTAATTTTCAAAAATATAGTATAAGAGAGGATCAGAGACCTGATAGTATTGCTGAAGAGTTGTACGGCGATTCAAATTTTGATTGGGTAGTATTAATTACTGCAAACATCATTAATGTTAAAGATGAATGGCCTCTGTCTAGCAGATTGCTATATGAGGTTATGTATGATAAGTATGAAGAGAATCTAAACTCAGTTCGTCACTACGAAACAAAAGAGATTAGAGATAGTAAAGATAGACTCTTACTACCTGGTGGTAAAGTTGTTGATTCTACTTTTAGAATCCCAAATCCAGACTCTCCTGGGCAAGAAATTAACCCAACTGTAGCAGTATCTAACTGGTTAGTTGAAGTAAGAAAAAACAATGAAAAACGAACGATCAAAGTACTTAAAAAAGCGTACTTGACATCGTTCGTTAATGAGGCTAGAGATTTCTTACAGTATCAAGAATCTTCTCAGTATAATCGTCAAACTGGACTTAAAGTCGCTTTTGACAATTTCTAGAGAAGACCTAACAATCCACTAACACTTGTCTCAGATGTGATTGTAGAGTAAGGAACTGAAGGATTATCGATAAGACTAGGAGACTCGCCTCTCATGTTGGCTACTCTCGTTATCTCCTCGTTTTCCTTCTCGTTTGCTAGATAACGACTTTCCAGAATCTGTATCGTTATTACCTTTGCACTTGCAATCTCCACATCCACAGTTGAACTTGAGTGGTTGTATTTCCATGCGTTCCTGAATAATGTAGTGGGCAATTCTGTATGAGAAATTAATGCATACTCTGCTGCAGGAACATCTTTAGAGATGATATCTACATCGGAAAGAACGCATTGATCTGATGGAATGACGACATTACAGAATCCGTCATCACCATTGTAAACAATTACTTGGGTGCGTGACATTTATCAAGCAGCAACGACTACAACATTTTGAGCAGAAGGGAAGAGATGTTTCACTCTTGCTTCTGCCATATCTGCAGTTTCAGCAACTACTTCAAGTCTTTGAGTGTTAGTATTGTCACCATCATCGTATGTGACAACATATCTAGTGCCAGAGAAAGCCATTGTTGAAATGTAAAAACTACGAAAGGGAGGTTGCCCTCCCATATATTTATATTATTCTTCTGCAAGACGCTGGAAGTATGACAGGGCATCATCTTCACTCTCTTGAGGAGACATTTGCTTTGTAGAAGATGCCATGATGTCAGGAGAGTTGAAGTTAGTCTCTTCATCAATAACTTCAGGATCAGGAGCCTTAGGAGTAGAAGATCCTAGGACATAGTTCAGACGAGTCTTCAGTTCATCATAAGACTTAAACTGAGAAGGGTCAACTAATTCTGCAAGAGAATATTCCTTCTTCCAGATTGCTTCCATAGCATCATCATCATCCAGAAGTGCTGCTTGACGAGCGAACTCAGAAGAATCATAGTTCCAGTATCCTGCAACTTTCTTGATCTTGATCTTAAAGTCAGCACCCTGCCAGAAATCAAAAGGATTGATTGGCTCTTCGTCTTCAAACTCTGGTTGCATGGAAGACATAACCTTATCAAAGATCTTCTTACCAAACTTATACAAGAATACACGACCCTCGTTATCAGGATTGGCAGGATCCTTTACAACATAGATGTTGGAGTAGTATGACAGTTTACGCTTTTGATCACGGGCAATTGCTTTATCAGATTCTACACCACTATTCCAAAGACTTGTATTAAGTTCAGAAACAGGATCTTTACCACCATTAGTAGTCAAAGAGTTTTCAATATACCAACCACCAGGACCTTTAAATGCATGTGAATACATTTTTGCCCATGGGAGATCTTCTCCGTCAGGGGCAGGAAGAAAACGGATAACAGCATATCCGTTACCAGCTTTATCGACTTCTGGTTTCCAGAGACGCTCGTCAGCTGAGTTACCACCCTTATTGGTTTTCTCTACTTCCTTAACTAGTTTCGCTGTTAAGGCACCAAGGGATGACTGCTTTTTAAGTGATGCAAATGACATTAGATTTGGCCTGTAATTGGATTTGGCTTGTATACTGGTCTATTATAGGGCGACAGTGCTCCCATTGTCAAGAGATTTGTGCTCTGACTTTTGTGAGGGTCTTCTGCATGTTAGCAAAAAGAACCCCACAGTCAACATCTTGAGGGAAACCCATCAAAATTGCTGATTTACGAACGCTTTCACGCATTTCTTGTGCGCGAGGATCATCGGAAAGTGCCATTCTTGTGTAAAGATTCCTCTGCTTTTCAAGCAAAAGGTCTAGCTTATCGATGTGCTCAATTTTTTCTTCGCGATCTAATTTTTCAAACGAAAACACTTCAGTATAGACTTCTTCCTGAAGTTCGTTAATTTCATGAATAGCTTCTTGAACAAATTCAGAATCAAAGAAATCTGGCATTTTTACTCTCGTTCTTGGCTTATTTAGAGCGGTAATCTTGCTCTAGTGGTTTTTTTCATAAAGTTGAGATCCTGAGCATCACGCTTCAGTTTCTCTTTTAATGGTTTTGAGATTAATTTACTAATAGAATCTACTTCTATACTATTTTCTTCACAAAAAAGCACAATAGCTTCAATGTAATTCATTTTTTCTTTCAATACAAGAGTCTCAATCTCTAGAGAGAACTTTGCGGCATTCATGAACTTTTTGCCCAGTGCCTTTGTTAATTCATTTTCCATTTAAGTGATACTCCGCGAAGTTTCTGATGTATTTGGTAAGTAACTTCATATACTTAAGTTTATCATACTCTTGGTATACTTTGCAAGACCCATCTTCACAGGCCATGATAATGACAAACTTTTTGACAGGTGTACCAGTCAGTTCATAGTACATACAAGCATAAGCAGCGCATTGGACAAGATAACCTTCAATCCACTTATATGGTTTAGGTTTTGCCGATGTTTTGAAGTCAATAACTGCTAATTCACCATCATACTCAGCGATACAATCTACAGTTCCAGCAACTCCTAATTGCTCACTATACAAAGATCCTTCT